ATGTCTGAAACAATTGAGTATTTCATGAATGCATATGTAGATTATTGTTACGACAATCTAAATCATATATTTTCAAATTCAACCGATATCCATGTTGCTGACTCTGTATTACACTTATTTGAAAATCGAGAAAACATTGAGCAATTCAATAAAAAGGCTCTTTATATCTTTATAAGAGAACGTACTGGTCTAGAAACTAACAACATTACTAGAGTTGTAAAAGTATTAAAACAAATATATCAAGACAAATTCAAAGAATATGAAACTAATAATTTCATGATTCTGCCGTTCTAATATTTATTTTAAAGGACGGTTTCATGGAAAATACGGAAGAATTATTTAAAGGGGTATCATTTTCTGACCTGATGTCTGACGTATATCATAATTCTAAAAAGAAAGATCGACAGATCAATCAACTTATATCTCAGTTACAGCCACTAATCAAAACTACATCTGATGCTACAATTGTAGTTCCGTTGATTAAAGAATATTTAGATATCGCAGTTAAAAATGACGACCATCTTGTTAAATTAACTGCAATAGTTCAACGGTTTATTTCTACAAAACAAACTATTGCCGGAGAAGGCTCATTGCTTTCAGAAGATGAGAAAAAACAACTTCTTGCAATGGCAAATGAAACATTTGAAAACGAATTAACGGAAGAAGTAGAACGTCTCGAAAATGAAGATCGAGTTCTTAAACAAAAAATTGCTGAAGTTAAAGAGAAGGTGAGTCAGAATCATGACAAAGACTAAAATTGAATTTTTTATAGGGGAGGTTGTTGAAGTATATGAAGAAACATATCAAGACAACAATTCTAACAATCTGTATTCAGTTTTAGTTAAAACATATAATGATTATAACAGCCAACGTTTATATTGCCAGCCGGCTAGTATTAATATTAAACAAATACCATTAGTTGGAGAACACGTTTTTATATATAGAAGTTTAAATGCTGAATCAAATGATAATAAAGTACGAACAAGATGGTATTATCTAAATACATTACCTTTACAATCGTCAATTCATCATAATTCTTTGCCAGGAACAACAAAGAAAGTACAGCAACAAAAAACAGATATTGATTCTTCTGTTACTAAATCTACTCAAGACGCCAACACTTCACAACAAACAGTATTGGGTGATACCTTTCAAGAAAGAAGTGATATCCCATTCTTACAACCATATGAAGGTGATCTATTAATAGAAGGACGTTTTGGAAATTCTATTCGATTTGGAAGTACTCATACTGGCACGGGTAAATACAGTCAGGCTCAATCTTCTGCCTTTAGTGGACCTGCAGGTAGCCCCATCATAATATTATCGAACAGAAAACCAGGTACACCTAAAAAATTTACATTAGAAAATGTTAATGATGATTATTCTTCAATATATTTAACATCACCTAATCAAGAAATAAAAACAATACAACTTTCTAAAGAATTAACACGCTCGAATGGGTTCAGTGGGTCACAACTCATTGGCTCAGCTGATAAAGTAGTATTACAAGCTAAAACTGGAACGATTGTATTAGATGCATCTAAAAGAATATCAATGAATGCCGATGAAATACTATTGGGTAGTGAAGGAGCCACTTCGCCATTAGTAAAAGGTGATGTATTAGAACAAGTATTGAAAGCAATAATTTCTGCAATTAGAGCAGGCGTCATCGGGCCTGCAGGCGCATATTCAACACCAACACCGGGCGAAGGCGCTCTAGCTACAGCAGAAGGATTATTAAATTCAATGAAGAGTACTAAATTTAAAATAGACAAGGAATAAGTTATGCCAGTAAGTCCTCCATTAGATAAAATACCAGCAGTTCCAGCACAAGCAGTAACTGCAATCATGGAATTAATAAGCAATCAAATTAACAATCTACAAGAACAAGCAATCGATGCTATTGAACGTTCTTTATTGCCTGATCAGGTTGATTGTGATGATCCGAGAGTTCAAGCAGCTATCGAAGCATTTGATAATTTGAATGATTTAATCAATAGAATTCGTGATTTGATACCTACAATACAGCGTATTACTAACACGATACAAACCGTGATTGGCACAGCCCAAGCAGTAAAAGCTGCGCAACTTCTTAACCCAACTACGGCTCCATTTACAATTGCTGCAGAATTAGTAATTGTACAAAACATGACTATTGCAAATGCATTAATTGCAATTCAGCAGTTTAAACAAATTCCAACATTAATTGAAAATGCAATATTAGGATTAGGACCAACACTGTTAGATGTATCACAACGTTTAGCAACTGTATGTGATGAAAATGGAATAGAATTTAACATTGACAATTTGAATTTAAATGCACTAGGTGAAATTGATGTTGATGGCGATGGTATTGGAGATTTAGGTATTGATCAACTTGATGGTTTACTTAAGCAGCAGCAAGATTTATTACAATCATTAGAAGAAGCTCCAAGTAAAGTATATTCCAATAATGGTGCACCGGGTTCAGATCTGGGAAAAACGGGTGATTATTATATTGATTTACAAAATAAATTGATATATGGCCCAAAGCCTACGAGAACAACTTGGGGAGACGGAATAAATTTTGAATAAAATTACAGTGTAAATATTTATTAAAAAAGAAGAAACTATGGATTCAAAAACATTAGTTAAAGTTTTAAAAAAAGTGGTAAGAGAAGAAGTTCGTTCTGTTATTAAAGAAGAACTTTCTGAAATCTTGCAAGACGGGTTACAATCAACAATCAACGAAATGTCGATTACAGAAACAGCAACTCCCGCGCCACAAATTGTAAAATCAAAGAAAAAGAAAATTGAATTCAAAAAAAATAAATTTTCAGACATTCTTAATGAAACAAATTCGTTGCGAGAACAATCACCATATGGTGCAATGATGAATCAGCCATTAAATGAAAACATTACAATGACGTCAGCTGACGCGCAAGGCTTTGGCGCGGTACGTGAAAAAATGCGTGCACAGATGATGGGCATTGAAACCCCTTCTGTAATGGCTGATCCAGAAACTGGTAAATCTTTGCAAGTAGATCCAGTTGTAGCAAAAGCAATGACACGTGATTATTCAGCGTTAATGAACGCAATGGATAAGAAAAAAGGTAAAGGATAAGTAAATGGGTTTTAGAATAGAGTCTAGAGAGTCGTTTCGTAGAGATGATTCGCCAATTGCAATTAAAACGCAATTTGCTAAAGACAAACTATTCACACAATCATTTACTACAGATGATCAAGCAGTTTCTAATCTGAAGAATTTATTGCTAACACGTAAAGGCGAACGATACAATTTACCAACTTTTGGATCTAGTTTGCTAAACTTAATATTTGAACCAAATACAGATCAATTAATTCAAGCAATACAAGATACTATTAAAGAAGCAGTTTCATTTTGGTTACCATACATACAAATTATCAATATCGATGTTACGACTGGCCAAGGCAATGCAACGTTAGTACATCAGGTTAATGTATCTATATCGTTTCTAGTAAAACCTACAGGTTCTGAATTAACTATTGCAGTGTTTGCAAATGAAAATGGCGACTTTGAAGTAGCAGAGGAATAAAATGGCGACTGAAATAAAAAAAGATGTAACATATTTAGGAAAAGATTTTGGTCAATTTAGAAAAAATCTAATTGATTTTACCAAACAATATTTTCCAGATACCTATCGAGATTTTAACGAATCGTCGCCTGGAATGTTATTTTTAGAATTAGCATCATATGTTGGTGATGTTTTATCATATTATACTGATACTAATCTAAAAGAGTCATTTTTACAACATGCACAAGAAGAAGGTAATGTATTTGACATTGCTAGATCATTAGGATATAATGTAAAAGCGTCAACTCCAGGATATACTAATATCGATGTATTTCAACTACTTCCGGCTTCGGGTTCTGGGGATGCAGTTGCCCCAGATTTTAGATATGCATTATCGATACGTACTGGGATGCAAATAAAACAAGCATCAGGTGATGCTACTTTCAGAACATTAGACTCAATTGATTTTGGCTTTTCTTCATCATTTGACCCAACTGAAATTACAATATATGAAACTAATGATGCTACTAATGCACCAACATATTATTTAGCTAAGAAAACGGTACGTGCTGTATCTGGAACAGTAAGAACGTCAACCTTTACATTTAATGCACCTGTTGCATATGATAAAGTTGTATTGCCAGACACTAACATTATTGACATAGTTTCAGTAGAAGAATCAGATGGAGATAATTGGTACCAAGTTCCTTATTTAGCTCAAGATACTGTTTTTGAAGAAGTTCCAAATTTAGCAGAAAATGATCCAGACTTAAATGTATATAGAGCGAGTGCTCCATATCTTTTAAAAATGAGAAAATCTTCTAAACGATTTGTTACTAGACTTAGACAAGACCGTTTAACAGAACTTCAATTTGGTGCGGGTGTTTCTGATAATAATGATGAAGAAATTATTCCAAACCCAGACAATGTAGGATCTGGATTAGCTGGTTTTAGACGAAGTATTGATGTTGATATAGACCCATCAAACTTTTTATATACACGAGCATATGGACAAGCTCCTGCTAATACAACTCTTACAGTTACATATACAGTAGGAGGTGGATTTGCTGACAATGTAGAAGCAAATACATTAACATCAATTTCTTCAGTAAGTTATGATGATGATCCGAATGCTGACATATCAGGTGGTGTATTGAATTTTGTTAAGAGTTCAATTGCAGCAAATAACCCAGAGCCAGCACGAGGAGCAAAGTCGACGGATAACATTGAAGATATCAAAAATAATGCACTAGCTAATTTTGCAACACAAAACAGATTGGTAACAAGAGA